CCCGGATGGTCAGTGGCGGCAGATTGTCACTATCGAGGATGCGCTCGCCGGGGGCTGCACGTTGTTCAATCTGGATCAGCTCAAACAGGAAAACAGTGCCGACGATTTCCGCAATCTGTTTATGTGCGAGTTTGTCGACGACAAGGCGTCTGTATTCCCGTTCGAGGAGCTGCAGCGCTGCATGGTCGATGCGATGGAAGAATGGGAGGACTTCGAACAATTTGCCGACCGTCCGTTTAACTGGCGTCCGGTCTGGATTGGCTATGACCCGTCACACACCGGCGACAGCGCAGGCTGTGCGGTACTGGCTCCGCCGCTGGTTGCCGGGGGCAAGTTCCGCATCCTTGAGCGTCACCAGTGGAAAGGGATGGATTTTGCGGCGCAGGCGGAGGCCATCAGGTCACTCACCGAAAAATACACCGTCGACTATATCGGCATCGATGCGACCGGCATCGGACAGGGTGTTTACCAGCTCGTGCGCTCGTTCTTCCCGGCGGCGCGCGCCATCCGTTACACGCCCGAAATGAAAACCGCGATGGTGCTGAAAGCCAAAGACACCATCCGACGCGGGTGTCTGGAATATGACGCCGGTGCGACCGACATCACGCAGTCGTTTATGGCCATTCGCAAAACCATGACCAGCAGCGGGCGCAGCTCGACCTATGAAGCAAGCCGCAGCGAGGAAGCCAGCCACGCGGATATCGCGTGGGCGACCATGCACGCCCTGTTAAACGAACCGCTTTCCGCCGGGAGCGGGATGCACTCTAATTCAATTCTGGATATTAACTAAGATGAAAAAAAGCCAAAAAAAACAGCCAAAACAGACAGCCAGTATGACCGCCAGCGCACCGCAAAAAATGGAGGCGTTTACCTTTGGCGAGCCCTCCGCCGTGATGGACAGGCGCGACATTCTCGATTATGTCGAGTGTATCCATAACGGGAAATGGTACGAGCCGCCGGTTAACTTCTCGGGGCTGGCGAAAAGCCTGCGCACCGCCGTACATCACAGCTCACCGATTTACGTGAAGCGTAACATTCTGGCGAGCACCTACATCCCGCACCCGTTATTGTCGCGTCAGGATTTCAGCCGCCTTGTGCTCGATTATCTGGTCTTTGCCAATGGCTATCTTGAAAAACGCATGAGCGTCACCGGCCAGCTTTTAAAGCTGGAAACCTCCCCGGCCAAATACACCCGACGTGGCGTCGAGGATGGGGTTTACTGGTACGTGTCGAGTTTCACGCACCCGCACGAATTTGCGCCCGGCTCGGTGTTCCACCTGCTAGAGCCCGATATTAATCAGGAGCTTTACGGGATGCCGGAATACCTGAGCGCACTTAATTCCGCCTGGTTGAATGAATCCGCCACGCTGTTTCGTCGCAAGTATTACCAGAACGGGGCTCACGCCGGTTACATCATGTACGTCACTGACGCGGCGCAAAGCAGCACCGACGTCGAATCGCTGCGTGATGCGATGCGTAATTCAAAAGGACTCGGGAATTTTAAGAACCTGTTTTTCTACGCGCCAAACGGGAAAGCGGACGGCATTAAGATCGTACCGCTGAGTGAAGTCGCCACCAAGGATGATTTTTTCAATATCAAAAAGGTGAGCGCCGCTGACCTGCTCGATGCGCACCGCGTGCCGTTCCAGTTGATGGGCGGCAAGCCCGAGAATATTGGCTCATTAGGTGACGTTGAGAAGGTGGCGCGGGTGTTTGTGCGTAACGAACTGACGCCGCTGCAGGAGCGCTTCAAAGAGGTTAACGACTGGCTCGGGATGGAGGTGATCCGCTTTAAAGATTACAGCCTCGAATCAGAATAAAAGCCTCCAAATAGCCGCCTCCGGGCGGCATCACCACCGACCGCCTCAGACGCCCCACACGCAACGCATTTATCAGTCAGCCCCGTCGCAGGCCAGCGAAGCGGCAGCGCCGTCAGGAGGCTCGCAGGCTGACACAATTAAATGCTGACACCACATCTGGCGCGCAATGCTTTCCCCGCCACGCCTGCACGCTTAACGGGTCGCTTTTAATGCAGGTGCATCAGGAGCCCCGTGCCACGCCAGTACTGGCGGAGCATGGACAGCCCGGTATAGGCTGACGCATGCAAATCCATGCACCTCTAACATGCACGGCTAAAAAATGGAAAAATCCCCGAAAAAAGTAAAAAACAGTACTTAAGATGTCCGTTAGGCTCAGGAAACATGAGAAATACTGACTGCAGAATACATCGATACTCGGAGTAGTTGCCGATGCGGTGACGAATCGGATGACACAAAGCATTAATCTGATAACAAACTAATAACTCTCACGCCTCGTTGTTTAAACGCGTCAGCCAAGAAAGTTTCTCTGCAGGCGACAATTATGGAACACTTCCGTTCTTGCTTTGTGAAATGTTACTATTAATAGCAATTTAATCCAGTGATTACTTAACCTTAAGGTATAATTATGAAAATTAACAGGGGTACAGTTTGGCATACATACACAACACAATCGCCAGAATTTCAAAATGCTAATAAACTCGCCTCTGATTTAATAGACACCGGTTTATTTCTAGCAATCCTAACACCAAACAACACATTCAAATGCCTCACTAATAACGGCGTAACGTCAATAAAATTAGACATGAGATATGAGAACAATGACAATGCAGTAACGGTTGAAGGTGGTAACAAAGTCCATGAGGCAGGCGTTTGCGCTTTGACAGCAAATGCCTTCTTTAATTGCATAAACATACGCCTTTCTGAACGTAAATTATTCCACACAACGTTCAATAAGCACTCTGAAAATATAATTTGCTGTCAAAAACCCATTATAATCAAAAATGAAAACGAAGATTTCTTCATACACCCAATCATTCGGCTTTATAGCAATGGTATAGCGCATGTTACCTTTGTTGATACAGAGCATAAAAATAGAGAATTAACGGACTTCATAAATAATGTATTAGGCCTCCCATTCATATTAAATGAATCCATTACAACAAGCATAGAGTTTGCCAATCTATCATTGTTACTTGATTACTCAGGAATACCACTACTCAAGAAAAAAAACACCATTAGAAATATAACGCATAGCTTAAAAAAATTAACTGAAGATGCTGATGACTTGACACTCGGTGAACACACCGCAACAGGAAAATATGTCGAATATACTAAGACACTGCAAATTCATCATAATTTAAGTGACATCGCCAGATATTTAATCGCTATAACATTCAGCGTAAGCAAAAAAAGAAGCATTACAGACTTAGTTTTCGGCAATGACTTAACGAAATTTTACAGCTCTTGGAATGGCAAACCAAGCATTTATATTTTTGAACATGAAGACCAAGAAGAAAGCTCGGTTAAAAATTATCATAACAATCTAAAAGCAGTACATGCTTTACTAGGCAAAAGCAATATAATCCCAAAAGAGAAATACAAAAAGAACTATCGTGACCATCGTATTTTTGATGATTTTAATTTTTTCTCCGAGCAAGCCGCAGCTCTTACGCTTCTTTCAAGTGGGGTTAAAAAAGAAATATTCGCAGGTACGTTCACAGAAGAAAACTTAATGTGGGACAACCAAATCAAAAGTGAACTCAGAGAGTTTATTTCTTTTTTCTATGAATCAAGAATTAATAAAATTGAAAATGAAAAAACTCATTTAGGATTAGCTAAAATCCAAGAGGATGTAATAGCATTTGAGGAATGGCTTAGAATTTTCTCAAAAAAATATGGAGAGATACAAGATTTCGCATGCAACACTAAAAACTCAAGCGATATAAAGGAAGCAAGGCATAATATAATTGAAAGTCTGAAGGCAAAAATGTTAGTCATAAAATTAATTGACTCTGACACAAGCGAAAAGCGTAGCAAAAAAATCACTATAGCCTTTGGATTAATAGCATCAACCTCTCTTTCCCCCGTCATAATAAAGCCATTATTTAAAACACTAGGTATAACCACCTTAATCAACAAAAATAATCTTAGCAACTATGAGGACGCATTTTATTTTATCACTGCGTTAATCCTTGTATGGCTAGTAATCATAGCAATGAATATAAAAATAAAATAACTTTGTAAAAGCAATTGCCAGTTATTGTAATCGTTAAGGGTATAATATTTTCAAAACTTGATTAACATAGCCCATGCTTAAAGACATGGGCTATATTTGAAAGTTGTCAGAAACTAGCGCCAGCTTTCATCCTCCCAGACCTCTTGGAGGATGCTGTCAAGCGCTTCACGATCTGAGTCTTTATCTACTCCCATCAACTCAACACCTGTCACGGCCCCCTTTTTAATGGTTACGCGCGTTAGGGGAAATACTGTTTGTATTCGCCTGGACAGTTCGTTTTGAAAAGCATCGATTATAGGCTGGTCTATCTCTTGGTGTTTATCCAATGTGATATTGACCCTCACATAGCCGCCTCTTTTCACAGGCTCTTCAACTGGAGTCGCAGAGAAAACAACTGAAAAAGCGTTGTTTTTTATTAAGTTCCCTCTAGCGATTTCGGCTATTAAATTCAATGCAATTTCACGGTCTTTTTCTTGGCAAGTACCATCAGCCGTAAGGCGCGCAATCATTTCGACACGCTCAATCATAACGTGCTCGCTTAACTCTCTTTCCACACAACCTCCAATTCGAGATACTGTATAAACATACAGTAGCACGTATTGGCAAAAATTGTGAAGAAAAAATTCATCACTGCAAAGAATGTATGTTCATGATAAGGATGGACATTAGCAGTTATTTCCCCGCTGCTTTTGCTGCTAAGGTTGCTACTCTCCTGAGGATTTTCCTTGCCCTAGCCTGATGTGATGGCGCTGCGGAAAATATTTCGCCTCTAGATGTCCCACGTAGCCATTTACCATTAAAACAGCTTTTGCCTCCCGCAATCAGATGCAGCGCCTCCCCCCGACTAATATCAATGCCGGTCGTTAAATGTATATGGTCAATGGTTTTAGCTAAGGCGACGCTTTGCTCATCCGTTCCGTGTATGAATTTGCGCCTCACCACCGTTTTTTGCTCTCTAAGTCGGTTAGTCAGTTCTCGCCTTTCACGTCGACTCAGGGGTTTTGTTAAATCTAGTGTCGGGGTATCGCGTTCGCTTCCCGTACAGTTATTGACAGAACTCCGAGAGGGCGCGGGTGCGCCCTTAACGTCAACGGCCAAATCAACGGCACGTTTCGGGACAATCTTCCACTGCGTCAAACGGGTCAAAATTGGGGTGCCAGCACCTACCTCAGAATCGTAAACACCACGGATGCAAACCGTTTCCTCTCCATACTGGTTAAACTCATCACGCGGTTCGTACAGCGTGCGCACCTGCAGATCGTCACGGCGAACAAATGGGCCCCCCTGAGCATTTACGTATCCCGCCCAGTCACCAGCATCAGCGGCATCATGCACAGCAGCAAACTCCACACTCAGGCCATGCGCGGTCTCAGTATCAGCGAGGCGACGTAATTCACGGTAAACCGTTACCGGCGCACCACCGATAAACTGAAACTGACGGATATGCCAGCGAGCCGCCCACGCAGATACAGCGGGTGCAGTCTCTTTGAGTAGCTCACCGCTTTCGTCATCGGTCTCGCCATCGAGGGCGTAACCGTCAATATTTTTAGAGATGTATTTAGCGACATAGCCGGTGGCACTGCCTTTCTCCGGGTCAATCGCTTCGGCGTGAAAGCGTGCTTTTTTGGCTTTGTCGCTTTTCAGCTCATGGCTATCTTCCTGCCACGCATAATCACGAATGACGCGGCGAACACGTTCGACATCCTCCGGCAACATAAACATAAGCATGTGCCAGTGAGGGGTCGCGTCGTGATGCGGTTCGGCGACACGGATGCCGAAAATGCGAATGTCTTCCCGATGCAGTTTCGCCCTGATGCGCGCCCAAAGACTGGTGAGATAAGCCTGTGTATCTGACGGGCTGGCTCCTTTCCATTTGCTGTTACGGTATCCCGCTTTGGTTGTAGCGTGATATTTAGATGGAGCAGTAAGGGTATAAAATTCGCCGACATAGCCGAGGTCATTACAGATATTTTCGAAGCCTCGGATGCGCGTCATGAGCTCGCAACGACGGATCGCAGGATTGGCGACCGAGCCGTCATATTTCTCAATCAGGCTAATCCGGTTGCCCTCTTCATCCTCGAGCTCAAGCCCCTTGAGAAACTCACGCGTCCGACGCTTTTGCTCGCGCCAGTCGGTTACGCAGTTTTTGCTCGCATAGACATATTTTTTCTTGCTGACATTACCGACTGCGATTTGCAGATGTTCGCGCCACGCAGACGCGACACGGCGCAGACGGCCTCGCCACCATGTTTCTGTAAACATGCGAATCACAGCGGGAGCAATGTCATTTTTGTCGAACAATTTCTTTGCCACTCGCTCCCAATGAGGAGGGGTGACATTGAATTGTTGAGAGATATATCCGGCGTGTATGTACCAGGTATAAAGCGTCTTGAGCTCACCAAATTCGGCGTCGTCGATATTTGCCAGCTCTGAGCGGATGAAATTAGCAATGTCACCGGCCAGTAGGTCGATATCTGCACGCGACATATCAGGGAGTCGGTTAAATCTGGCAATCATATTCACCATACGTGACGCCAGATATTGCATTAACTGAGTATCAAAATGACCACCGAAAACAACAGCAGAAACATCGCTTTTGATTCCTGAACATTCATATTTTTTTGCGACCAGTTCGAGACGCGGCAATGCCTTTTTGCAAAAGCTGATTAAAAAAGCATTGGCTCGTTCACTGCCTTGTGTTTGTTCCAGCACGGTAGCCGTGCGGATAACCTCAAATCGCACGCACTCCGGCTGATGTGCTAGCGCCTTTCGCGCATGCAACAAAGCTGCGAACATCTTATCGCGGCGGTATTCTTGGACGTATGTAAGATAGGGGCTGGCTATTGCCTGTTTAGGGGCATTCCACGCATAAACGAATTTGGTCATGCGATGGTTAACTCCAGTTGACGCGGAGTCAGCCCTTTCGATTGCCACTCTGAAATTGACGGTGGTAAAACTGCTTCAATGGTATTTTTGAGGATGGCGCAGCGGCGTTTCAGTATTAATGCTTTGAGTTCTGCATCTGAGAGATTCCTTGCATAATCGGCGTCACGAATGACGTTCGTGAGCTCGGGATATTTAACCTCGAATTTTGGCACGTTACAGGCAAGGTTAGTGCTGTCTGCTGTCGACAGTGGATAGTTCCCCAGCACACGCCCATCGAGCATTCGCAACCCATGTACCTGAGTTGAAAAGTTATGTTTGCAGTAGATGGTTTCAAACGCTTCCGTCATCCGACGATGCCAGAGCTGGGTTCTGATAGTTGCGTACTCACCTGATGAGCCAAAACATACTCGCGGCCACTCCCGGCAAAGTTCAATCAGACGGTGCAGCGATTCATGTAAATGCCACACAGGCGCAGCTTTATCCCCGAAACAGCGTGGTAGCTTCGCGATAAGTGCGTCGTTATCAGTTTCACCACCCTCGACCACGTCAGGGATGACAAAAAAGGCGAGTTTTGGGTGGTGATAATGGGGAATAAGCCATTGGTAGAATTGCTGCCAATCGATGGCTAGGCCGCGTTTCCATGCAGAAAAAGCCCCGTTATCGATAGCAACTGAACTGGCATATTGAAATGATGCATTTAACTGGTCTGCCCGGGCATACGACACAAAGGCTCCAGCATCATTAACGGCGATACGGTGGACGTTACCAGCGTCACCCCAAACAGGTGTTCCGTGGTAGTGAATAACGTTAGTAACGCATCCAGCCATAAATTATTTCCCACTCCTACTTTCAAAAGAAGAAGCGCACAGCAGACCTAACCGCTCAATTTCAGCGGCCATGTTTTCGATAGTCTTAATTTCTGAGGTTTGAATATGGTGATGGATTAGCCCGGAAATTAGTTGATTAATTTTTGGATAAAAGCCAATAACACCTAGGCATTCATCGCCAACATTTTTACCCGATTTCACAACCTTCTTTTCATTCAGGATGAATTGATATCGGTCGCTTGTAATAACCCATTTATCACCGATTTCGATACGAATACTCATTAGTGCAACTCCATGGATTCGTTTTCATAACGTGCAGCCTCACCGCGCAGCAGCTCAGCCACTTCAAAACAAGTCATGCGCTTGTTTGCGATATGCACTGCCAAAGCTTCAAGCCGTACAGAAACCGCTGCGGCGCGCGCTTTACGCTCTTCTTTCTTGGCTATATCAATCACAGCCATCAGAGGGTCGTTATCGGGGATAAACATTTGTGGTTGTTCTTTTTGCATGGTCTTTCTCCTGATTTTTGGCAAAAGAATGCCCGGCGGGTTTACGCCATTTAATTACTCGGGTTAATTAGCTGTAGCCGATAACGCGGACTGGTTTTTGTTTTAGCTGTGTAACCATTTCAGCCTGCAGATTCAGGCGAAATTCTTTACAACAATCCCAATCTGGATCAACACGGAAAATTGCTCCATCACGGGTTTTAATTTCGAAACCATCTTCCATATTTGGAATAACAGCACCGAGGATAATTCGAAGTTCATCACGCGACATGTTTCACCCTTTTCAAAATAAAACGAGCAATACAAATGATTAAATAGGCTTGTAATGTGGCTTTTTTACCTGTCAGCCCATTTAATAATTCGGACTGATTGCGGCTAGGATGCCAGCGCTTACCATCCTTTCCCATTATCCAACCGTGACCGTAGTGCATGGCCGGACTTTGCTTCACGAGTAGAGATGCGAAAGACGGTTCATTTTTCAACATAGCCACCTCACATGAGCCCGAAAGAAGCACCGAGGCCGCTCACGGTATCAACCGCGCTAGCCATTGCTGGATTAGCTTGAAGCCGAGCCTGTAACGCAAGGGCAGTAAGCGACAACATGCGAATTCCAGCATTAACGCTTTCAATCATGTTGCTCTTACGAGAAAGGGTAAGGCGTTCCGTAGAAACAGCACCGCTCGCCAAATCGCCGAGTTCACTCATGGCGCGCATGACATATGACTGCAATTTGTCTTGTGCCAACTCATTAACCGGCACGCATGGCAGACAATGAATCTGCGCGAGAAAACCATCAACGAGGGTTGAGTCTTCAGTCAGGTCAGTCAGCAGCCATAACTCAGGCGGTGTGAACTGGTGAGGCTGTTCCGGGTTTAGCTTGTTGCGTAACGTCTGAACATTCATACCCGCACGCTCGGCCAGTTTTGCCATATTGTGGCGCTGCGCAAAAACACGGCACGCTTCGTCAAAGTGGGGATGTTTGGAAACCTGAAAATCAAACATGCTGCATCCTTAAAATTCACATAAAGTGAATTACATGCCGATTACGAGTTGAAAACGGGAATGACCCAATACCTTGCGCATTTGCTCCTCTTTCCAGCGCGCATAGTAGATACGTACTTGACCGCCAGCACGTTTACATCCCTTACGGATGATACGTGGCTCAATGGGCAAACGTGGGTTATCTCCAGTAGTCCAGCGACGTGCGGTGCGATACGAAACACCCTCAAGTTCTGCAAACTGTTGAAGAGTGACGACAGGTGCAGGCACTTTGATGATTGCGATTTCAGAAGCCATATTGCATGATTCCCTATTTGCCAAAGTTTGCAATTAAAGGGCCACCGTTTACCAATATTGGGCCATCAATTGCGTAGGTTTAGCCAAAATATACCTCCCAATTGGGAGTCAGTAAATAGGTTTTATCAAAATGAGAATAGATTCTTTAGGATGGAGCAACGTTGATGTACTGGATCGCATCTGTGATGCTTACGGATTTTCACAGAAAATACAGCTAGCTAACCACTTCGATATTGCGTCCAGTTCTCTCTCTAACAGGTATACCCGAGGCGCTATCTCGTATGACTTTGCGGCACACTGCGCACTTGAAACAGGTGCTAATCTGCGGTGGCTACTTACAGGTGAGGGGCAGCCGTTCACGTCGCCTGCTCCAGTTGAGAACACAAAGAGCATTGAATCATTCACATTAAGTGAAGAAATACTCAAAAATGATGGTTTTCTCACAATCGATTCTCAATTTTTCATAAAACCGATTGCCAATGCGATAGCTGTTCGAGCGGAAGGTAAACTCCATTTTATTGATAAGCAGGCATCACTATCTGATGGTCTTTGGTTAGTCGACATAGAAGATGGAATCAGTATTCGAGAGTTAACAAAACTTCCTGGCAGAAAATTGCACGTTACAGGCGGAAAGGTTCCTTTCGAGTGCGGCATTGATGACATAAAAGCGCTGGGCCGTGTGGTAGGTGTATACAGCGAGGTTAATTGATGACAGTCCGTAAAAACCCCGCTGGCGGCTGGATTTGTGAGCTCTATCCAAACGGGGCAAAAGGCAAACGCATCAGAAAGAAATTTGCCACTAAAGGCGAGGCGCTGGCATTTGAACAGCACACAGTGCAAAACCCATGGCAGGAAGAAAAGGAAGACAGGCGCACGCTAAAGGAGCTGGTAAATTCATGGTATAGCGCCCATGGCATTACCTTGAAAGATGGACTAAAACGCCAACTAGCAATGCACCATGCATTTGAATGTATGGGAGAGCCGCTTGCCCGTGATTTCGATGCACAAATGTTTTCCCGTTATCGAGAAAAGCGATTAAAAGGTGAGCACGCCCGTTCAAACAGGGTTAAAGAAGTATCACCCCGCACGCTCAATCTTGAGCTGGCCTATTTCCGCGCGGTATTCAATGAGCTAAATCGCCTCGGAGAATGGAAAGGTGAAAATCCGCTAAAAAACATGCGGCCTTTCCGCACAGAAGAAATGGAAATGGCCTGGCTAACTCACGATCAAATTAAGTTACTGCTCGGTGAGTGCAATCGACATGATCACCCTGATTTAGAAACCGTGGTTAGAATCTGTCTCGCTACTGGCGCGCGATGGTCTGAGGCTGAGAGTCTTAAGAAAAGCCAGCTCGCGAAATACAAAATCACTTACACAAACACAAAAGGCAGAAAAAACCGCACAGTTCCCATCAGTAAAGAGCTTTATGACTCCCTGCCTGATGATAAAAAAGGCCGGTTATTTAGTGATTGTTATGGTGCGTTCCGTTCCGCACTGGAAAGAACAGACATCGAACTACCGGCCGGGCAACTGACCCACGTTTTGCGGCACACCTTTGCCAGTCACTTTATGATGAATGGTGGTAATATTTTAGTATTGCAGCGCGTGCTCGGTCATACAGATATAAAAATGACGATGCGCTATGCGCACTTTGCCCCTGACCATTTAGAGGATGCCGTTAAGCTAAACCCACTGGCGGTGAGTGGCGATAAAGTGGCGGTAGAGATGGCTCAAACTGGCCCTTAGTTGGTCAATAGTGGCCCTTTATGTCCCTGTTTTATAAGGCAACCTATTGATTTTCGGTTGTTCTGGTAGGAACTCATAATCGCTTGGTCGCTGGTTCAAGTCCAGCAGGGGCCACCAAACAAAGCAAGGGCTGGAGAGAAATCTCCGGCCCTTTTGCTTTTCTCGGGGATATGTTGAAACGGAAGCCATAGGGATTCAGGGTTGATTTATGACCGTTTATATCATCTCATCACAATAAAAATGCATATAGACGCAGAAAAAACGTTAGTTCAGTTGGTTCACGAGTCTCTAAGCCACGCCAGCCCTGGATTTTTACAAACCAACAAACAGTAAAATGAGGTTGGTTCAGTCTGATAAATTGTTGGTTCATTACCCCCTACCCCTCAATTTAGGGCTTTAGCACTTCAATCCCCCGGCCATACTCCTGATCCCGCAAGCGACCCAGATTGCGAATGCATATTTCCTTTCTCATTCCCTTTGGCCGTTTAAAGCGGGTGGTGGTACGCATGAGTATACATACCACCCGCGATAGCCATGCGCTTACCGGCTATTGAATCGCTCGGTTTTCAAAGAAAGGCGTATTTCCGCTGCGGAATAATTCTGAGAAAAACACTGACAGGCCGCAACCCAACAGCGTTTCAGCTGTGGGATTAAAAAGGGTGGAAAAATACGGTGATGCTGCCAACTTACTGATTTAGTGTATGATGGTGTTTTTGAGGTGCTCCAGTGGCTTCTGTTTCTATCAGCTGTCCCTCCTGTTCAGCTACTGACGGGGTGGTGCGTAACGGCAAAA